AACTGCTTACCCTACAGAAAACAGGAGTTATGCAGAAAGAGAAGCTAAAATACTAATGAGTACGAAGAGGGTACAAGGTTTGATTAAAGAAGAAATAGAAAAGGTAATGAATGAGGCTGAGATAACGCCTCTTTACATATTAGAAAAGATGAAAGACATCATTGAGTCTGATGCTTCTAGAGATAGTGATAAGGTCTCATTGCTTAAAGAGCTAGTAGCTATAGCAGGTATGAGAGATACAGAGAAGAAGTCGGAGTCTGTTACTTTATTTCAAGGATTTTCTCCAGAGCAGTTGGATGCAATAGGTGGAAACAATGTAAAACAAATAGCGAAAGCTGAAAGGACGGAAGATAAATGAACCTATATGAAGTATGCATACAGGTATTAGAAGATGCAAGAGAAAACGATAACAAGATAGATGATAGTTTATCCAGAGAATATATAGCTAATGAGATATATGAGCTATTCTATGAGTATCAAGTGTATAGTGAAAAGTTTGATACTGGATACATAGAAGATGTTAAGGATTTTTGGAACTATAAGAATAGATTTAATGAAGACAAATAAACTAGCAGTATACGGAACTCTACGTAATGGAAAGAGAGAGACATGGAAGGTAGATGGATTTAACTTGTACTTTCCCGGTCATAGAAACTATCCTGTTGCAATGCCTAATCAAGATGCTAGTGATTTGGTTGTAGAGGTTGTTGATGTAGATGAGCAAGACATAGATAACTATGATGTATATGAAGGGGTAGACTCTGGATTATATGAAAGAAGACTAGTTGAAGCTTATAAAGGTGATAAGAAGGTAAAAGCTTGGATGTATACTATAGGAACATTGCTACTTCAAAGTACAGGAGTGTTTCAAGAAGTTCCGGGTAAAGACTGGTATTCAGATAAATGTCAGAAGCTAATACATTTAACATAAATAAACACAACGTTTCTGAAAAGGAGCGAGTGTTAGAGTTGGCTAGAAAGGATGTAGTCTCCTTTGGTCAGCTATTCCTACCTGAAGACTATATGAAGTCTACCCCTGCCCCGTATCATTACGAATTAAGTGAACTACTACTACACCCAGATAAGAAAAGAAATTGTATTATATTACCTAGGGGTCATAGTAAATCTACCTTAGCTAAAACAGCATTACTATATCATCTATATTTTAATCCAGAAGGAAAGAAAGAGTTTATAGCTTGGGTAGCAGAAGAACAATCACAGGCTATAGACCACATAAAGTATATGCAGAACCATATAGAGATGAACCCTGCATTAAATTATTACTTTGGAGACTTACGTGGTAGCAAATGGACAGAGAAAGAGTTTACTACTAGTAAGGGAGATAGAGTTATAGCTAAAGGAACATCTCAAAGATTACGTGGTAGGTCTCAATTAGGTCTTAGATATACTAAGATTATACTTGATGACTTTGAGTCTGAGTTAAATACAAAGACTCCAGACAGGAGGAGAGAGATTAAAGAGTGGGTTATGTCTACAGTTGAGCCAGCTCTAGAGAACTCAGCAGGTAATGAGGGTTCTATATGGTTAATTGGTACTATAGTTCATTATGATTCTTTTCTGCAAAGTATATACGATGGCTACACAGAAGCAATCAGAGATAAAAGAAAGTATGCATGGGATGTAATGTATCATAAGGCTATAGACGCTGATGGTAATGTATTATGGAGTTCATATTTCTCTAAACAAAAACTAGATGATATACGTAGAAGGTTTGAAGACGTAGGTTTATCCCATAAGTTCGCACAAGAATATTTAAATGAAGCAAGAGATTTAGAGAACGCTAAGTTTAAAACAGATAGACTGGAGTATTACGACCATGAATTTGAAAGTAAAAACAATTATGCTTACTTGGTTAATAGTAAAGAAGCTATACCTGTTAATATTTATATTGGTGTTGACTTAGCATACGAGTCTACTGCATCAAGTGATTATCAAATGATAATGGTTATAGCTATAGATAGTGATAGGAATATCTATGTTATTGACTATATGCGTGAACATATACCTCTATATGATATGCCTGAAGAAATATTTAAGTATGCTAAAGAATATTCTCCTGTAAAAAGAGTTAATGTTGAACATGTAGGAGCTCAGGGTATAATTAAAGATGCTGTTAATAGAATGACAGGACAAGATAGAAAGGTTGCACCCGGTATAGCTTTAGGAGTTAGACCTCCAACTGGTATTAAGAAAGAAGATAGGCTTGAGTCATTACTTGCTCCTATAGTAAATAGACGTAAGATGTTTATAAAAAGAAAACATACAGCTTTAGTAGATGAGATGTTTCAGTTTCCTAAAGGAAAGAACGATGATGTCTTAGATGGCTTATGGTATGCTGTAAATAAATCCAGACCTCCTCTTAGTAAAAAGTTTGAAGCCTCAGAGTTTAAACAAGATAAGACCAAATCCCATAAGGTTGAAACGGTTAAAAGAACTATCTCTTGGATTACTGGTCAAAAAATTTAAATAAAACTTGCATAAGTTAATAATTTTCCTTAAATTTATAAGATTAAAAAAAAGGTATAGCTATTTCTAGTATAAGAGAGTTAGAGAGTAACGAGGTAAAACACTCCGAAGTTAATAGACAGCTTTGGAGACAATGGAAAGATGCTAGGGCAGATTGGGACGTAGAAGCCCGTGACGCAGTAGACTTCTTTTTAGGTAACCATTATTCACAAGAAGAGTCAGACGCTTTAAGAGCAGTAGGTCAAGGTGACTTTGTTATTGATAGAGTGTATGCCGCTATAGAAAAGCTCAAGTCTTTACTTACATCTCGTTCTCCTAAGTATAGTGCAGTTGGTAGAGAAGATTCAGATAGTAGAATGTCTAATGTCTGGAGAACTTTACTAGAGTACGTATGGGACATCTCTGATGGAGATACTCAATTTAAACAAGCTGTACATGATTACGCTACTGCAGGCATGGGGTACTTTTATTCTTATATAGACCCAGAAGCAGACTACGGAAGAGGTGAAGTTAAGATTACTTACATAGACCCTTTTCGTGTTTACGTAGACCCAGCATCTAGAAACAGATACGCTGATGATGCATCGGGTATTATTTTATCTACTATACTTACAGAAGACCAGATACTTAATATGTATCCACAAGTAGAGTCTATTATAGATGACCTAGAGTCTTACTACGATGAAGAAGACTACCCATCTTCTGGTAAGAGAAATAGTTCTAACTCTTTTACTCCAGACTCTACATATGAATCTGAATATAATAGAGTTAATAAGTATAGGATACTAGAAAGATTTACAAAGGTTAAAGTACCATTCTATCGTGTATTTAATAAGCAGGATGGAGCTGAGTCTATATTAGATGTAGATAAGTACGAAAGATTTTTACAGAACGAACAAGCACAACTACTAATGAAGGCTGGTATGATAGAAATAGTAGAAGTAGTGCAAACAAGAATTAAAGTCACAGCAACTGCTGGTGACGTTTTACTATACGAACAAGTATTAAACACAGATATATACCCTATTGTTCCAGTTCCTAATATATGGACTGGTACACCATATCCAAAGTCTGACATATCTAAAGTTAAGGATTCACAAAGACTTTTAAACAAGCTTTTCTCTCTCACCCTCTCGCACGCTCAAGCTTCTGCTGGACTAAAGTTACTAGTCCCGGAAGGGAGCGTAGATGATTTGGGGCAGTTGGAACAGGACTGGGCAAAACCCAACGCAGTAATACCTTATAATCCTGAATTCGGTGCACCGCACTTTCCTGCCCCACAATCATTATCTAATGAGTTCTACAACTTAATAAGTAGAATAGAACATTATATAGATTTAAGTATGGGAATCCCAGAGTTAATGCAGGGATTTAGAGAGGGTGCTCCTGAGACAGTAAGAGGAACTGCAATGCTTGCCGAAATGGGTGAGACTCGTGGTAAATCTAAACTTAGGGATATAGAAGGAAGTTTGACTAGGTTAGGTCGTAATGTTTACAATCTAGCCAAAGGTCATTATACTTACGCAAAGACGTTTAGAATCATACAACCAAATAATGATATTACTGAGTATACAGTTAATATGTATGATGATAAAAGTCAGGAACTTAATGCCATACAAAACGACATCACGATAGGGCATTATGATGTGAGAATCATATCCGGTTCAACTTTGCCATCAAACAGGGTAGCAGAATACAATATGTACCTTGAGGCTTTTAAGATGAATCTGGTAGACGATGTCGAGGTTTTAAAGAAGACTGAAATCTTTGACAAACAAGGTGTCTTACAACGAAAGGGACAAATGTCTCAGTTGCAATCTTATGTACAACAACTAGAAGCTCAAGTTAAGAAACTTAGTGGAGACCTTCAGACCGCAGAGCGTGAAGCAATAAGCTCAAGGAAGAGGACAGAAACTGAGAAGTTCAAGACAAGGCTTAATGAAATTCAAAATGATACTAAGTTTAAAACCAAGGTTCAGGTTGATAATCTAAAAAGAATAGTTGACACAGAAGAAGGAGTTGTAAGAAATTGAAAACAGAAGTAGTGGGGACATTTCCACGGTTCTGCTTTTATAGACATCTGCAAAAGGTGATGCTAATAATAAAAGAAATCGAGGAATAAAATGGAAGACGCTATGAACGGAGACGCTAACACAATAGAAGGTGTGGAAGGTCAAGTTTTAGAACAAGTTGTTGAGCCGGAACAAGTAGGAGGTCAACCTGCAGAGCAAGGATATGAACAACCTATTGATGACGCTAAGAAATTTCAGTCAATGTATGACAGGAAAACAGCAGAGTATGAAAAGCTTAATAATGAAGTCGAGGAACTTCGCAAGTATCAACAGTTAGGTAAAGTTTTAGAACAAAGACCTGACGTTGTTGAAGCTATGAGAAACACTTTAAGTGGAGGCAAACAAGTAGAAGAGCAACCTAAGCAGGAGCAACTAAGTGAAGATGCTTTTGACCCCTGGGAAGCTTACTACAAACCCGGTTCACCTTCGTATGAGATGAGGGTAAGCCAAGAAAAGAATCTTGTGAATAACGCTGTTCAAGAGCAGTTCTCAGGATTACAAAAACAGATGGCTCTTAATAACTTAAAACAAGACCTTGCTACTAAGCATGGTTTTGATGACCCTGCAATGGCTGATGACTTTATACAATTTGCAACAAATCCTAGGGATGAACTTCCTATTGATATGTTAGTTGATGTATATAGAAAGTATAAGGGGGGAGAGCAAAAAGTTTCTCCTAACTTAGAAGCTGTTCAAAGGACTCAGAAGATTGCACCTACGGCTGGAGTCGTACAAGGTGCTAGCCCTGAGCAACCTAATGAATTAGATAATGTATGGTCTGGAGTTATGGGGCAATCTAATAGAAAACAATATTAACTCAAGGAGTCTTAAATGGCAAATTACAATTCAGGAATTGTAAATGTTGGAACTCCGGGTACATCTAATACAGATTATCATTCCCGGAGACTATTCAACTTCTCAGACCGTGTCGCTGACTTAGCTCCAGAGGAATCTCCATTCTTCGTATATCTTTCAAAGGTAGCTAAAGTCCCTACGGATGACCCACAATTCCGATTTTTAGAAGACCGTTCTAAAATAGCAATGACAGACAGAAGTTTTGCTTTAGACGGTGCACATTCAATACCAGTATCTGGTTCTTCAATTACATATACAGTTGAAGAGTCTGCAGGTAGTGAAACATCAGTAGATTGGTTAATGAAGGGAATGGTTTTTGCAGTAGGATATGAAGAAACCAATTCACCTGAAACAATTATAGTTAGAATCGAAAGTTCACCTGTAGATAATGGTAGCGATACTAGCTTTGTTGGTAAAACAATATCAGCTAAAGATGGAGAAGTAGAAACAGGAGCAGACACAACAAGTTGTCAAGTTATTGGTACATCTTTTGGAGAAGGTTCTGGAGCACCAGATGTTTTCTCACAAGAGTTAGAAGATGATTTTGGATTTACACAAATCTTTAAAACAGCTTGTGAAATGTCTAATACAGCTAGAGCAACTAGATACCGTGGTTACGAAGATGAGTTCCAAAGAATTTGGAATCTTAAACTACGTGAGCATAAAGTAGACATCGAAAGAGCTATGCTTTTTGGTCAACGTGCAAGCG